CGCTCGGTGGCCCGATGGGCATGGGTGTGGTTTTGCTGGCAGTAGACGTGTTCGCTGTAACGTATGGCGAGGCCCGAGACATCGCTGACAAGGTGCGTCAGGTGCTGGATGGGTACGGCACATCGGTGGCAAACTACGTGAGCGTCCGAAACGTGTCGCTAGACACAGAGTCTGACGGCGTGGTGCAGCTGGCCGGCGGAGACTTGCCGCCGATCCTGACGGTCAACCAACAGTATTCCATCCTTTGGCAGGAGATCTAGCAGATGGCCTTCGAGACACCGCATGACGGCACCGGCACAGTCCTGCAGTTTGCCAGCGTCACGTACACAGTGACCAACATCGTGGTCAGTGCCACGGACCCGACGGCGGACGAAGATAAGATTGCAGTAAGCCACATGGGCCAGACCGCTGGCGAGACTGCCAAGACTCTTGAGCTCCCGCTGGCTGGTGCCGCGTCCGGGGAAACCGGCCGCTCGGTCACTTTTGACTACATCGGCAAAACTTTCATTGCTGACCGCAGTACCGGCACTTTCTCGCTGACGATTGGTGGCACGGCCTTGTCTGGCGTAAGTGCAAAGGTTGGCACCGTGACGAGTTCGACGCTGACGCTTGCGACGCAGGACGCCATCCGGGGCCAGGCGACGATCAAGCTCGAGCGGTAAGCCAGACGGAGGACCGTCATGGCTACATATGCGACTGGCGTGACCGCTACCTGGGACAGCGTCAACTTTGGCGAAGTCACCGAACTGCGAGTCACGCACGGCGGCTCGCTGCCTCTTGCTCGTGGGAGCACGTGGACGCTTGACGTGGGCACTATAGAGATAGCGTGCCTTACGACTGCGAACATCTCCACGGCTAAGTATGGCAAGCGGGCTGCAGTCGCCATCACTGGCGGCGGGCTCGCCTACTCAGGCAAGGCCGTGCTCGAGCGGTTCACGTTGACGGGCGTGGTCAACGACGTGGCCCGCTACGGCGTCACGTTACGCGTTCAATCCTAGGAGCTCCCATGGCCCTGACCGTTGCAGAACTCGCCGCCCAGATCCTTGCCTCAGACGACCTGTCGCTCTTGAAGGTGACGGTGAAGGAGTGGAAGGACGCCGATGGCAAGCCCCTGGTGCTCGGCATCCGCGTGATGACCGTCGAAGAGCGGGACAGCTACGAGCGTGAGTGGATCGGCAATAAGTCCACCGGCATCGACAACTTTCGCACGAAGTACCTGGCCCGCTGCCTGTGCCATCCTGAGACGGGCGACCGGCTGTTTGACGAAAAGGGCATCGAGCAGCTGGCGAAGAAGTCTTCGGCCGTCGTGTCGAAGCTGTTCGACAAAGCCATGAAGCACAACAACATGACCTCGGATGACGTGGAGGAGTTAGCAAAAAACTAAAGGCCCGGCCGATGCGAAGGTTTCTCTTTCGCCTCGCCGGGCACCTGGGCATGACAGTCAGGGAGTTGTCCCGTCGCATGGACTCGCAGGAGTTGTCGGAGTGGGTGGCCTTTACCCGCTACTACCACGCTCTGCCGGATCCGTGGCAACAGACGGGACTGCTCACGAGTGCCATCCTGGCCCCGTACAGCGAGAGAGGAAAAGCGGCCAAGGCGAGCGATTTTGTACCGATAGAGAAACCACCGCAGACCACTGAGGAGATGGCCAGGGAGTTGGCAAAACTCTCGGCAATGTTTGAATAGCCATGGCGAACAACATCCTCAACCTAGCGATGAAGGTGACTGCCGACGCCTCTGGCGTCGTGAAGAGTCTCACGCCTGCTGAGAGGGCGTTGGAGAATCTTGGCAAACAAGCGGCCAAGTCAACGGCTGTCTTTGACGAGTTCACCAAAACCAACCAGGCCGCAGCGACAGCCCAGGCGACGGCATCACAGGCATTGGCCGACCTGTCTCAGAGCCTGGCTCGCGGCGACATCAGCGCTGAAGCGTTTGCCGAGTCATACGCACGGCTCACCGATGAGATCAAGAAAGAGGCGGCTGCATTCCAGCGGGCCGCCCAGATCACTGAGGCGAACATTTCGCCGACCGAGAAGTACAGCAGGACCATCGACGAACTAGACGAGCAACTGCGTGCGGGCCGCATCTCCCAAGAGACTTACAACCGTGCTTCTCAGAAGGCACGCTCGGACCTTGACCGAGTCGGAGACTCAGCCAAGAAAACCGACAAGAGCATCGAGGCACTCGCCCGCAACACCAGCATCCTGGCAAACATCGAGATTGGCCGCCTATTCGTTGGCGGCATTCAGGCAATCGGCAACGTCTTTCGTGACGTTGCCGGCCGCGTCAGTTCGCTTGTCGCTACTGTCAACGCCGGCGTCGATTCTCTCAATGACCTGTCTGCACGTACCGGCATTGGCGTCGAGGCACTACAGGGCTACTCGCTTGCGGCCAAACTGGCCGGAGTGGATACAGAGCAGTTCGGCACTGCCGTTCAAAAGCTGGCCGTGAACATCGGCAAGGCAACGCCAGGCGACGCACTTGATAAGGCACTGAAGGACATCAACCTTTCGCTCGCCGACCTTCGGGCGTTGTCCCCAGAGCAACAGTTCTCCGACATTGGTGCCGCTATCTCGCAGCTGCCAACGGCTGCGGATCGTGCTGCCGCTGCGGTCGCTATCTTTGGCAAGCAGGGTGCCGCATTGGCTCCGCTGTTTCGTGAAGGTGCGGCCAGCATCGAGGAGCTTCAGGCCAAGGCCGAGCGTCTCGGAGTCATCATTAGCGAGACGCAAGTCAACAACGTTGCCGACATGAACGATGCGTTTGACTTGGTGTCCGCCACCATCAACGGCATCATCGGGCAGGTGATTGGCAATCTTGCCCCAGCGGTGACGGCCGTGACGAATGAGTTCTTAAAGTTTGTTGAAGAGTTCAACGGCACGACTGGCGAAGGCGGCACGGGCATTGCGAATGCCATCACTGACGTACTGCTACAAGGTGCCACGTACTTTGCTGCCGTTTTCGACGATTTCATAAACCGCTTTGACAGCCTTGGCCTATCACTGCAAACAACTTCAGAGACTTTTAACTCATCGGCAAGTGCTTTCGTGTTTGTGTCAGAAGGACTGCGAACAGTTGCCAACGTTTTTGAACTGGCTGGCAACGCTCTTTCGGCGGCACTAGGAAAGATCATTGAGACGCTGGGTAGCTTTGTCAGCGACGACCTTGAGCAGTACGGCAAAGAGTTGACGCGGCAGGCGATGATCGCAACCGAGCAAAACTCTCGGCAGCTCGAGGAAGCCGCCTCAAATGCAGGACAGGCATTTGTTGGAATCTTCACTGGCGGCGGCTCAGGAACAGCGGCCCAAGCTGGCGAGGGTGCAGCGTCCGAGTTCTTGAAAGGCTTGCGAGCCAAGATTGAGAACGCCCGTCTGCCAGAGGTTCAAGTTCAGGCCGACCTTGCGTCCGCCACTGCTGACCTTGACCAGTTCTTGTCTACGGCTGAGGGCGGCACTTCCGCATTCCTGCAGCAGTCCCAAGCGACGCTCACCACGTTCTCGCAGATGGCTGCCGAAGGCAATCTCACTGCTGACCAGATCGAGATCATGAACGGCTTCATGGAGAACCTGAACGCTGAGCTCGTGAAGGAGAAGCAGAACCGCCAAGCGGCAACGGACGCCGCTGAGGCTCAGGTAGACGCCGACCGCAAGAGGCTTGACCAACTCCTGCAGACGAACGATGAAGCGGCTCGGCTCGAGCAGGACTTGCTGGCCGTCGAGCGTGAGCAGGCCCGTGTGTCGGAGCAGCTGGCCGCAGCCCGTGCCAGCGACAACGTGGCCCAGGCCGACGCCGCCGCAGCACGTCAGGCAGAACTCGACCAACTACAGGCCAAGCTTGAGGACCAGCAGCAGGCACTAGAGCAGGGATTCGGCCAAGGCTTCCAGGCAGCGTTTGCTGCTGTCGATAGCGGCATTGACGGCCTGATCGCCAAGTCTCAGCAGTTCGGCCAGGCCGGGTTCGATGCTGCCGTGCGGTTGCAAGAAGGTATCGCCGCCGCCCAGGAGCAGGCACAGGCTGGGATCTTGAACCAAGAGGCGTTCAACCAAGAGGTGGCCCGGCAGCAGGAGTTGTTCAACAACGAGATCAAGAACATTGAAGAGGCCGACAAGGCCCGCACGCAAGCCGCAGAGGATCGTGTCGCCGCCGAGAAGAAACAGCAAGACGATGCCGTGAAGGCCCAGCAGGACGCATACGCTGAACAGCAGAAGGCTGCCGAGGGTGCAGCCAATGAGCAGCGGCGAGTGCAGGAAGAAGTCTACAAGCAGCAGCAGAAGATCTTCGAGGAGCAGCAGAAGGCTGCCGCCGCCGAGGCGACA